ATAACCTTAACCACATTGTTAAGTATAAAGTTATAGCCTTCTCGGACGGGCATCTGGTATTCCAGAACAGCCCAGGCTGGTGGCCAAGCGGCTCATACAGAACGTCTAGTTCAAATTCCGGGAATCGTATTATCATTCGTAGACTGGTAGCAGGTGACTGCAACGCCATGTCAATGGGTGATGATGCGGTAGAGGGTTGGCAAGATGATCTTTATGAGAGGTATGAGATGTATGGATTTACATTGAAATGTCATGAGTATGTCACACCGTCAGATTTCGAATTTTGCTCAAAACACTTCAGAGAAGGAATTGTGACACCGGTGGACACATCGGTTAGGAAAATGGTCCTCAATGTCTGTAGACATGACACACCGGAAGCACGAGATAGTATCAAGCGTGAACTTGAACACCATCCGTTACTTCCGATGTTCATTGACTTAGGCATCTTGGACCCTGATCCTCCGCAATCCACCTGGTAATAGGGGTGTGGTTGGAGGTCGGGTATTTGTTTTAAATGACTTCGGTTATTGAAAAGCTACCCGTCGGTTACGACGAGTATCTTAAGATAAGTCTCGACCCTTATCACGACTCCTCTATACGATTTGAAGGAGCACCAACATCAAGGAATGCTGCCACAGTGACGTTATGTCTAAACCAAGAGGAAACTTATTCCGCTTCGGACTTCGGCATTACTACGGCACAGTGGGACGCACACTTTGTCATGTATCCTATGATTAGAGGTTTCCAATTGCTGTCAGGCAATGAGAAAGACTTCACGACTACTCTGTTGAGTTTCGGACTCATTACCCCGAGTCTGTTCCCTATGAGTGTTCATGGAGTTCCCTCAGGAAACGACACATACATGACTTCAGATTACGCCACTGACACGCCCCAGATTCTGGGTCTCGATTGCGCAGCTTTAGCGAGCTACGCCACCGGGAATAACACCGGCTCATCCAGCAATGGACCAGGTCGGCGTATGATGCGTATAGTGGGTGAGTCATTTGAAGTTGTGGATGAGTCGCCAGACCTCTATCAACAGGGTGCATGTACAGTGTACAGGTATCCGCTTGATGTGACTCCTGCGAATCGTATAGTTCGTCACGCGTTTGCTGATAGTACGACCAACTCGCTCAATCCCTTTGGGGCCAACACTGGAACTTGGCCTGGAGGAGTTCTAAGTCGAACAATTAATTGCTACGATCTTAGAGCACCACCGTCTAACACGTCAGTCGCTGTTTTAATTAACGGCTCGAAGACGTGGAAGGCTCGGGATGGAGCTTACGTGGTTGGAACACAGTATGCGAGTGAGGTACCCTTCAAAACGTTGGACAACACCGATTTCCTCATCACTGGTTACACACCAACAGCAGGAAACTCGCATGTGGGACCTAACACTAGGTACGGCTTTGGATCTACGTCAATCTTACAATCCTATCAAGGAGGGTCAGATATGTTAAATCCAGATTACGAACCCAAGCCCACAACGAATGCGGCCTTCCCTTTCAATTTATCGGGAGCTTACTTCACGGGATTGTCAACTCAATACGCCACTCTGCGTTTACGCTATAGAGTGTATGTTGAGATTCTGGCTGACCCGGGAGACAACACACTGGCACCTCTTGCATCACCATCATTACCTTATGAACAACTTTTACAGGAGTTCTGTATGAAGGTGATTGCTCAGGAGGAAGCTGGTGTGCCGCAAACGATGA